TATGCCCAGGTTGCCGTGACATGGGAACAGCAGCGAGGGACCGGACTGTGAGCTGGTATCGCTCTTCCGATGGGAAAGTTCCGAAATTCCGGGCCGCGGTGATCTTTACCGCCACCGGGGCGGGGGCCGTGGATATCCAATTTACCCTGCCCGCCAGCTTGGACTCGCTCTGGACGGAGACTCAGAGCGACGGGGACGATCTACATATGGTGGATGCCGACGGCGAAACCAAGCTGGTCTACGATCTAAGTAGCTGGAGCCAGAGCAGCCGCACCGGGACGATGCAGATTGATGGCTATAATGCGCCTGGCGCTGGACAATGCCTGGTCTGGCTGTACTATGGCTCCTCGGATATGGCCAATGGGGAGGCGGCAGTTACGATTGCCAGCCCCAAAACAGGCTTTATCGAGCTGGCCCGGCCTGGTCCGCTCCTGTTTACGGCGGTTCGGGAGCAGCCCGGAGCCCAGCGGCCCCGCCAGCAGCTTGCCAAGCGCCCCAATGAGCAGATCCATATCTGGATCGACTGGTCTGGAATTCTGGAGAAACGCCTGGAGCCCTTTCAGGAGAAGTACCTGCATTTTGAGGAGATCGACTATATCTCCTCTACCACGGTCACCACTGGCGGCGCGGATCAGACCGATATGTACGACGCGTCGGAAGGCAAGGTTGTCGGGAGCTTTGTCACAAAGCACCTGATCAAAGCCGGGTCAGACGGGTCAGACTACACCATTACCGCTCAAATCAAAACCACCAAAGGCCAGACCTTGGAGCACACGGTCTGGTTAAAGGTGAGAGGAGTCGACGAAGCATGAGTATCCAAGGACGCAATACGACAGTCGGGCTGGGAGAGGAGTCTACCTGGGGCACTGAGGTCGCTCGGAGCGCCTGGATAGCCGTGGCCAGCGTGGAGCTGGCGGGCAAGGCCAGCTATCTACAGTCGGATAGCCTGCTGCATGGATCTGGGGTTTCGGCCAATGCAGGCCACATGACCCTGGAAAAAATCGAGCTTGGCGGCTCCATTGAAGCGCCTCTCTTCTACGAGGGGGGATCTGCAATTGGGCTTCTGCTGAAGCATGCGCTGGGCACGGTCAGCACAGCGGGCGCGGGGCCGTATACCCACACGTTTACCCTGGCTGGCGCCCTGCCGACGGGGCTGACGCTGGAGGTGATCCGTGGCAGCACGGCCCTGGCCGAAGAAATCTATGGTGCGAAAATCAGCCGCTTGGAGCTGTCGGTTTCTGCCGGTCAGCAGATGCGCGCCAGGGTGGACATCATCGCCAAAAACCAGCAGGCCCGCGCCGCTGGCGGCACCGCCACCATTGGCACCCGCTACCCCGTTCTGCACAAGCATGCAGGCGCCAACTTTACGTTTAACAGCGTGAACTATGCGACAGTGACCAGCTTCAAGCTGGTTATTGACAATAAGCTGACCCGCGAGCAGGTACTGGGCAGTGAGTATACCCAGGAGCCGGTGCGCTCCCAGCATCAGGAGGTGACGGTTGAAATCGATCTGAACGCCGTGGCCGAGACGCTGTACATCGCTCACCTGGCGGGCACTGAGGCGTCAGGCTCGTATAGCTTTACCGATGGCACCAATACCCTGGCGTTTACCTTCCACAATCTGAAGGTGATCGAGTACGGTGATCCCATCTCAGGCCCTGGCACGATCAAGCAGAAGGTGAAATTCCGGGCGTTGCTCGGCAGCAGCACCAACTATGGCCTGAGCGTGGCGCTGACGAATTCCAAGTCCAGCGCCGTGACGGACTGATCGTATGGCGCACCCCTTAAGCGGAGCCCGCTACCAGGAGGTGACTGTAGACGGCTTGACCGTCCGTCTGCGGCGTTGTACCTCGGCAACTCTGCTGGAAACCGGCAAGCCGGGCATGGGCATTTTACTGGCCTTGATGCCGCGAAGCCAGGAAGATCTGATCGAGCTGGCCGCGATTGAGGGCACGACCGATCCAGCCCTCAAGCAACAACGCTCTCTGCAGCTGCTGGCCGCCAAAATTCGGGAGGCCCAGCGGCCAGAGAACCTCCAGGCCCGCCAGGAACGGGCTGAGCAGCTGGTTCAGGCCGGGCTGGTGGCGATCCAGACCGAAGCAGAAGGCTGGCTGGACTGTTGCTTTGTGCCAGGCCCGGCCCCGGACGATCTGCCGGATACCACCCCGATTCCACTCTATGCAGAGCTGCTCCCCAGGGGAAACGAAACCGTGCTTGCACTGGCAGAAGCTGTCTTAAAGGCTTCGGGAGGTGTCGATCTCCAGAAGATCGAGCGGTTTCGCCTGCGACCCAGCCGCCCCACTGGTGGAAATGGTAGCCCACGCGAGGGGAAAGTGGATCTGGGAGGTGCTGGAGCTGACGCCAGAGCAGCTCGGTCTGGAGCTGGTGGGGCTCCAATTTCGGATGGAGCTGAAGGAACGGCTGGGAAAAGCGGGCGCGATTCCCGCGATTGACCTGGGAGGATAAGCGTGGCAACACCTGCCGATATTGAGCTAAGACTACGCGATAGTGCCAGCCCGCAATTACGGGCGATGGGCGCTGAGCTGGCCCGCGCCCGGCAGGAAGAGGAAGCCAACCAGCGGCAATTGGCCGAGCTGCAACGGGAGCTGGAAGCGATGGGCATGAGCGCCCAGGATGCGGCCCGCCGTGCCCAGGAACTCCAGAACCAGCTACGCTCGGTGGACGCCAGCGCCGCCGGTGCCGCCGATGGGTTCGGCAAGGTCGGAGGCGCGGCGGGAAAGCTGGGCGGGGTGCTGGGGCTGGTCAGCCCGGAGCTGGGCGCTGCAGCGCAGAGTATGGGCGATTTTACAGATATGGGGGAAGTAGCGGCAGAAGCGGCGGGCGCGCTGGGGCTATCGACTGCGGCTCTGGGGCCGATTCTGGTGGGGCTGGCTGCGGTGCTGGGGGTGGCAGCGCTGGCGTATCAGGCATATAGCGCGGAGATAGAAGCAGCTGAAAAAGAAGCGGAGCGCCTGCAAAAGCGGACGGAAATGCTGACAAAGGAAGAGGAGGCACTTTCAAACGCTGTTCTAAAAAACAAGCTGCTCAGGGGGGAGATCACCGAGATCGAATATGCAGGCATCCAGGCTGCGGATACCGCTGCTGAAGTCTTTGCGGCCCGCAAGCAAGCGATTCTGGCAGAAACAGAAGCCGCACAACAGGTACTGGCGGACTATAATGAGGCGCAGGAACGAGCCCAGGAAAACGCGACCTCGTGGGCCTACGCAAACCAGCAGGTTGTTCGCTCTATAAAAGAGGAGCCGGAGGCAGTTAAGGCGGCCAGAGAGGAGATTGACAGACTTTCAGCAGAACTGGTGGAGCTACAAGGGAAAGAGGGTGTACTTTCAGCGACCCTGGCCGGAAATGAGGAGATGGAACGTTCCAAAGGGGGTGGCAGATCTGCAAAAGTGGATGATACCGCCGCGAAACTGGCCGCCGAAGCCGCGAAAATCGAGGCAGCCCGCCAGCAATTGCTGGACATTATCGCTGGTGGCGATCCGACAACTGCCGAAAACCGCAGGTACGAGAAGCAGATCGCATCGATCCAAAGCTTGATCGCCCTGACCGGAGATCAGGAACTGGGCCAGCGGGCGCTGAACGAGGCGCTGGAGGAGCATCTACAAAAGATCGATGCCATCCAGGCAGCCCAGGAGAAGCAGGCCGCCGAGGCCCTGAAACAGGCCACCGATGCCCGCCAGGCCGATGCGGAAGCATGGGCTGCGAAACAGAAACAATTGGCGGAAGAAGCCGCCCTTCGCCAGCAGGTGCCGGGCGAACGCATCCAGTCGGCGACCGGGGTGGTGGGAGCTGTCAGCTCAGGGATCTCCGGGCTCTCGGCGCTCGGCCCGGCTGGTGCCCTTGCTGCGGCCACGATTGGCGCGGTAACCAGCATTGTACCGGAAGAAGGTGAGGAAGGGCTGTTGGATGGAATCCACAATACGATGATGGAATTTTTTGAGGACTTAGGAGAGCTGGGGCCGGTGCTGGGGAAGGCGATTGTCCGCTCAATTCAGGAGGGAAGTCCAGCATTAACCAATGCAATCCCTGCCTTTGTATCGGGGATTGTGGAAGCGCTGCCAGATCTAATCGGGGGCGCCCTTGCCGCGATCCCCTTGATTGCAGGCCAGCTGGTGGAGCTGATTATTATAGGAATTCCCAAAATTGTTATTTCCTTTCTTAGCGCTCTTTTTGATCCAGAAACCTGGAAACAGATTGGGAGCACGATCTGGGAAGGGTTTAAGAAAGGCTTTGGGTTTGGGGGCGATAAGGAAAAAGGCAGCTTTCTGGATCGGATCACCAAGGGCAGCCATGACTCCGGGCTGGGGCGGGTGCCCGAAAAAGGGCTATACCTGCTTCATCCAGGCGAAAAAGTCCTGACCGAGCAGCAGGCCAAAGGGGGCTACGGGCAGTCGGTGGTGGTCAATATTCAGGGCGCGATTACCGACGACGTGGATGCGCTGATCAGGAAGGTCAAGGCCGCCGTCGATCCCAACTTTGGCCGGGGCCGCAGCCTCTCCTATAGGGGATTCTGATGGCAAATCCTTATTTTTACTGGTATCCGGGCGGCACCGGGCCGTTAAAGCAGACCGATCTGGGACGGTTGCCCAGCGAGCTGAAAGAGCTGTCGCTTCGTGAGGTCGCCGACGCGTATTCGGGGATCTGGTCGCTCTCTCGCCTGGATTTAGGGGGGCGCTTTCGGGTGGTGGTGGAGCTTCGGCGGATCTCTCTGCTCACCAGCACCGGACAAAGTCTGGAGGCCAATTTAAAAAACCTCGTTGATCACCTTCAACGCGGCTTTTATTGTGGTTTCAGCCTGGATCATGCCAAAACCTGGGGGGCCTGGCAGAGCCCAGGACCGAGCCAGGGGGGTACGATTGTGTACAATGCCAGCAACGGCTTCTCGGCCTGGTCCAGCTCTGGGGTGCTGGCGGCCAACGACGGGATTGTGATCGAGTCTGGAAACCCGGATAGCTACCGGGAAATCGGGCTTGTTTCGTCGGTTTCCGGGCAGATCAACCTGAATTCCGGGGTGCTCTACAGCCACCAGAGCGGCTATGGCTGTCTGGCCCGGTATCGCTGGTTTTTCCCGTGCCTCTATCTGCCCGCCGATCAGGTCAATACGGCAATTTTTGACGACTCCAGCCGGATTCACTTCACCTGTCGGCTGGAGCTGGAATATGATCCTGGCATTATCAGCGCAATCCTGCGGCTCCAGTCTCAGTCCCTGGGGCTCCAGGCGCCCGGAATCGGGCCAGCCAAACCGGCGTTTCGGGATACCACGGCCCCGACTCAGGTCGGGGTGGAATTGTCCATGCAGTCTGGCTTCAGCCTGGATGAGCTGATGGTGGGCGCCCGGATTAAATCAAGCCAGAACGCCTTTAATACCTCCCTGGTTGCCAATACCAGCCTGACCCGGTTCCTCTGATGCCCTGGAACGGTGCGTTTATCAGCATGCTCCAGACCCGGAGGATTGCACCGATCTTCCTGCTCCGGGTGCATAAAATCACCGACGAAGCCTGTGATCCGAGCTACCAGGCCAGCTCGATCCCGCTTGCCGGGTACGACCCGATTGTGCGGAATTGCCGGGTATCCGGCTCCAGCCTCTCGCCCCAGGCCCGGAGTGCGACGGTGGGTGGCTTCTCAGTGGATCTGCACGGGAACCTCAGCCTGCTGCTGGCCTCCATCAAGCGGGGTACGATTGTCTCGGTCTGGCTGGGCTTTCCCGGCTGGTCGTTGAGCAGCTTTGAGCGGATCTGTCTCGGTCAGGTCAGCGGGCTTCGGAAGGAGATTTCCGGGCAGAGCTACCTCCAGACCTTAGACTGCGTGGATCTGCTCTCGGCCCTGCGCTCTCGGATCGGAGCTACCAGCTCGCAGCTGGCCTTATTTTATGGGATCAGCTCAACCTCCAACTTAGGCGCGGCCTATGCGGTAGGTGACAGCAGCCTGACGGTGGGGGCCACCGGGAGCTTTGAGCGGGAAACGGGCGGCAAAGGCGCGATTCTGCTGGGCGATTTTTACCTGCTCTGGTCCTCAGCCACCAGCACGGTCTTCACGATCCACGAGCCCAGCGTTGAGCATCACGGAACCACGCGGGCCGCAGTCGCCTCCGGGCAGCCTGCGACCGAGATCGCCCGCCTCTATGGGCACCCGATTGATATTTTCCGCAAAGTCTGCCTCTCTACGGGAGCAGGCAGCAACGGGGCCTACGATACCCTGCCGGTGAGCTGGGGCTTAGGGCTGCCCCAGGATTTTCTGGCCGAGGAGGATATGCAGCAGCACCGGCTTCGGGTGGACAGCCTGACCAGCCCCGGCTTCAACCTGGAGATTCTCGTTACCGAGGAGCAGACTGACCCATTATCGTGGATGCAGGGCTGGCTTTCCGCGTGCGGACTGTTTATCACGATGGTCCAGGGCCAGCTGACCTGCCGGGCCTTGCAGACCAGCTACGACACCAGCACGGTTGCGGTGCGAAAAACCAGCCTGGTGATTGGGGATGACGATATTCAGCAGGTCGTCTGGGAAGCCTGGGACCCGGAAACCCCTGCGGAATTTGCGATTGCAAGCGCCCATACGGGAAGCTCCGTCTTGACGGCCTCCAGCACCCTGGAAAACGACACCAGCCTGCCCGCCCGCTACCGGGCCGAATTTGATCTGAGCGACCTTCTGTTTGAAAATGAGAGCGCGATTGCTACCGAAATCGTGCAACGCTGCGCTGAATCCGCAGGCACCCGGATTCCAGAGCGGATCAGCCTGACCGTGGGGCTGGTCTGGGCCATGCTAGCGCCCGGCGATATTGTCACCCTGGATACACGGCGGATTACGGGGCGTTTCAGCTACAACAGCGCTGAATATAAAGAAGTACCGGTCGTGGTGATCCAGGTCAGCCCGGACTGGATGGCTGGCCTCTGCAAGCTGGTGGTGCTCTGCTACCCCAGCGGAGGGGATGCGTTTCCATGATTCTGCTTGAGATTGCAAAAAAAATCATCCCCAGGGTGACCGGGAAAGCGGCCTTGTACCTGGATGCCGCGACCGGGCGGCTGCGGGCCACCCGACATAGCGGCACAACCTGGGAGGGCGAGGATACCGCTCGTCGCGGCCAGGCCAACGGCTACCCCAGTCTCAACAGCAGCGGCTACGTGCCGCACGGCCAGCTCGGCAGCGGAGGCGGTGGAACCACCAGATTTCTGCGCGAGGACAATTCCTGGCAGACCGTTTCCGGCGGCTCCGATCATGCGGGATTGACCAGTCTGGCCTGGGCCAGTTCCGGCCATACCGGCACCGCTTCACGCCTTGCCGGCTTTAATGGGAGCGGCGCGGCCAGCTACTCCCAGATTGGCGTGGATGTGCAGGCATACGATGCCGGGCTGGCCAGCCTGACCAGTGCCGACGGAAGCGCCGGATTGCCCTATGTTTCTGGTGCCAATGTCTGGGCGAGTGCCACCTACACGAGCCAGCTCTCGGTGGTGTCGGGCGCCTGGAAGGTAGTCGGGCTCTACGAAACTGGCGGTCCTACCACGCTTTCTGTGGGCAGCATCCCCAATGGCTACTTCTTAAAGCGAGACAGCAACACCCTGATCGGCGTCGCAGGCACCGCGGTCAGCGGGTATTACGGCGATCCCTTCTCAATCTGGATGGGCGCGGGCGCTAAGGGCAACGTGACCTTTGACGGAACCACGGCGGTAACTGGCTTTTCCCTCGCCAGCCGGGTCTATACCGCCACCTCGGTCAGCTCCCTTTCGTATGCGACGCTGACCCTGGATACCTCTGGCGGAGATATTGAAATTATCGCCAAGGGCGTGCCAATTCGCGCCCAGACCGTAACCGGGGTTGGAAGCGGAACTGCAACGATCAGCTTCAATGGATCAGCCGGATCGGGGAGCGTTGGTGGGGCTGCCGCCGCCGCGCTGACCAATGCGCCTCAGCGTGGTGGGGCCGCCGGTGCCAACGGCCGCACCACGTCGGGAACCGGCAGTACCGCTTCCGGGCCGGTCAACGGGGTCGGAGTAGGAGGCCAGGGCGGTCACGGGGGCCGGGCCGGTGCAAACGCAGGCGGGAACTCCGGCTCTGCGTCGAGGCGCTGGGACGATGGGATTTATGGGGATCTATTATCGTTTTTTGGCGGTATGAGCTTTCTGGAGAGCGGCTCCAGCAGCTCTGTGGCCTATCAGATTACCGGCGGGTCAGGCGGCGGATCGGGTGGATGCG